GATACGGAACAGCAAGTAGAATTGCAAGTGCTGGTATGAGTGCAAGTAATTTATATGCAAGTGGACAGCAAGCTGAACTTGGTGGATTGTTAAATGCCGAACTAACACTAGCAAGACGAGGAATAACATAATGGTTAAGATTCCAACTTATCAATCTAAATTTACACCAAAGCCAAATTTTACAAAACCAGTGCCAGTAAAAGGTGTTGTAGAAAATATTCAAAAAGTTGCAAATTATGCAAACAGTATTGCTGACACACAAGCAGAGATAAAAGCATACGAACAAGGCTACAAACAGCAACAGCAAAATGTAAACAACTTTGTTGCAAGTGATGCATCATTGACACTGAGTGGTGAAGCATACAGAAAAGGTGCACAAGCAGCTTTTGTTTCTAATTTTAAAACAACAGCTGAAAATGAATTAAATGACTTATCTGTACAACATCAATACGAACCAGAAAAATACAGACAAAAATTTGATGCATACAAAACTAAAGCATTGAATGATGTGCCTTCTACCCTACTACCAGATTTGACAAATTGGTTAGATGGTATTGGCAACAGAGTAAACAGAAGTATATCAAACAACAAATTAAGTTTTGATTTGAGAAAACAAGTTGCAGATATTGAACAAAGATATGACAACATACTTCCACAACTTACGGCTTCAATAAAAAATGAAGGTTATGACACAAACACAAGTATAAATTTTTATGCTGATGTAATCAGCAACATTAAAGCATTAGAAGAACAAAATGCAAATCCAACAACAATTTTAAGATTAAAAAAAAGTTTAAGAAATGAAATTGTATCAAGTTCATTGATCAATGAATTCAATAAAGCAGATGACAAACAACAATTTATTGAAAATGTAAGAGATGGAAAAATTGAAACACTTTTAACGGATATAAATGATACTTTCAAAGTAGAAGGTTTTGAAACTGGCTTAGCATTGACAAATGCTGAAAGTGTAAAATATGCAAATCAACTTAATACACTTTTAAGATATGACATTGCATCAAACAATGTTGAAAGACAGACTTTTGCTACGTCATTTAAAAATTGGTATGAAACAAGTTTGCAAGGCTTAGATGCTGGCGACACTCCAAATATTGAAGACGCAAAAGCATTGTTCTTCAATGATGTAAAATTAAAAGATTTTGAAAATAAAATAAATTTAATTGAAACAATAACACCAGATATAAACAAAAGTAGATTTAGTTCATTGAGTGAAAGTCAAAATATTTTAAAAGAAGCTCAATCACAATACGCATCTATTTTACAACAAAAGCCAAGTGCACAAAGAAATGAAGATTTAATTATTGCACAAGCTAAAATAGATGGCATTTCAAACATTGTAAGTTTTAAACAAAAAGCAATAAATGAAGGCAATCCATTTAAAATTTTATCATTACAAGGTGTTGAGTACAGTTTTGAAAATGAAACTGAGATAACAAAAACACACAATCTTGTTAAGGCAAATGTTGGTGTAAGTGCAGATAGAATGTTGCTTATGCCAAAAGCAAATTTAGAAGCATACAAAACAGAATTTGAAGGTGCAGATAATCAATCAAATGCATTGAGTGTTGTAGCAAAACACAAAGCACAATTTGGCAAGTACACAAATCATTTTTTAAAAGACAGTGATATGACAAAAGGCTTCCGTGTTGTTTACGATATGATTGAACAACGTCCAAGTGATGCTGGCACTATTTGGCAAAGTTTGACAGACTTAAAACAAAATGAAGATGCACTAAAAAATAGTAGACAAGATTTTACATCTGAAAAAGAACAATTTGCAAATGCATTTAAAGAAAACTTTGGCGATGCATTTAGAGGTAATGAAGATTTATTCAATGACATATATGCTGGTGCTTATGCTTATTACACAAAAACGTTAGCTACTGTTGGTGACAATGAAAAAGCAATTGATAACACAATAAAACTTTTTAGTAACACTGGCGGAGTTTATCAATTTGTAGAAATAAATGATCAAACAGTTTTCATACCAAATGGTTACAACGGAGCAGAAATTGCAAAAAATGTTAATGATATGTTTGACAATCCACATCGTTACAACATCACAAGTTCTGCAAATTTTACATTACAAGACGTTGTTGAAAACAAAGATGAATACACTGTTGTTGTTGAAGGCGGCACAGTTAAACTAGTTCAAAATTCTAATATTTTATTTGCTGGCGAAATTTTTCAAAAACTTCCAAGTGGTAGCAAAAGTTTTGTTTATTCAGATGTTATTGTTTCGAGTGATGATGGATTTGAAAACGAAACATCAATGATTGATTTTGATGAAACGTGGAGCTTTGACAAACCAAAAAATTTTAATGCAAAAGTAAACAGTCAAATACCTACAACAAAAATCATTCAAACCACTGGTGCACGTGTTGGAGCTGTAGATGTTGAAGTTGAAACAAGCACATTTGAAAAAGTACAAAAATTAAAAGAAATATTTTACAAAGAAATTGGCGATGAAGAAGGTATGCCTTATGTAGATATTTTTGTGAGTGACTTAGCTGTATCTACACGTGAACAACAAAATTTGAATGCAATAAGTTTCTATATTAAAGATGGAAAAATACAGCCTTATATGTTGGACTACCTATCAACTTTTGACTACTTAGGTAAACTTACAGACAAAGCAGTACAAAATGAAGTAATCAAACAATGGCAGAATAACACGTTAAGGGTGAGATCAACTTCTAACACTGAAAGCAGTTTAATGACTCCATTACAAAGCTTAACAGACATTATTAGAGATATTGAAATAGAACAAAAAATTGAAAATGTTGCAATAAGTGGAGACAATGTTGCTTAATGAGTGCACTAACACCAGACAGTAAATTTGGCAAAGTACAATCGCCAAGTGACATACAACAACCTAAAAGTTCTGTTTTAGATAATTTAGGTATTGGTATCAAACAAGGTTTTGAAGAAACAACTTTAGCATACGCAAAAGATTATAATTTACTTGTAAGAGCACGTAATGGCAAAGACGATACAATTGCTTTTGATGAATGGAATGAAAGCAATCCATATTACAGAGAAGATATAAGTTGGAGTGAAGATTTAACTTGGGATATTGCACGTAACATACAAGATGAACTTGCAATACAAGAACAAGCAAATGCAATAACAGAACGTGCAACTGGTTTAGGTAAGGTTGCGAGATTTGGTGGTATGTTTGTTGGAGCCGCACTCGATCCTATAAATTTTATACCTTTTACATTTGGTGCTGGTAAAGCTGTAAGTTGGTTAGGCAGAGCAAGTCGTATTGGAGCTGCGAACGCAATAATTGAAGGAACAACAATTACTCCACTTGCACTTGCCGCACAAGAAGCACGAGGCATTGAATTTGGTTTAGATGATGTTGCATTAAATTTAGGTTTTGCTTTTGGTGCTGGCTTTGGTTTGTCATCAGTAGTAGATGGCGCACGTGGTGCATTTAGAGCCGCACGTAGTCAACAAATAAAAGTTGATAAAGAAGTATTAGATGAAGTAAACAAAATTAAAAGTCCATTAGATGAAGGCACACAATCAACAGATATAGATTTAGTTGGAGCAAAAACAATTTTAGGTGCAAACAGAAGAACTGGCACAGCAGAAGCAACAGATACAAACTTACTCAAAAATACCAATATATCCAATCTTACCGAAACACCCATTATTGTAAGGACAGATGGATTTGTAAGTAAAAATATAAAAGACAGAGGTGCAAAATTATACAAAGAAGATAACTTCCTTGTTGTTGAAGGCAGTAGATTTGACATTGTAAAAATCGTACCTACCCTTCAAACAAGAATTGATAAAAATGTATTTCCACAAGTACTATTCAAATTCACTGATACATTAGATGACGAAGTAATTGCATTTGAAAGACTAGCACAAAGAACAAAGCTGTTAGAAAAACAAACTGGCAGAACTGCAAAATTAGATGACACACAAGTAGAAAGAACACGTGTTAAAATAGAAGAAGAAAGTTTTGATATAGAACTTGATGATACTGGCAAAGTAAAAAGTGTTTTCAACGTAAAAAATGGCAAACGTACAACTAAGCTACCAAAAAAAGAAGCACAACAAACTATTAGAACATTAAGTGAAACTGTTGAATTAAAGAAAAAACAATTAAACACAGAATTACAAGATTCTAGTGTGAAACAGATAGACAAACAACTAATTGCAAACAGAGGTGGCAGACAGTCAAGTGATGATTTATTGAAGACAAAAGAAGCTTACAGAACAAAAGATATTATTTCAGCAGCAGATGAAAGCAGAGGTAGTTTGTACAACAAAACTGCAAAACAAGTAGATGATATGATTGTTGCTGTAATGAGCCAGCCAGTCTTCAAAAAAAGACAGTTAGATGACTTAGGTATAACTTATAAAAAAGATACTGGCGAACTTATTATTAGGAATCCAAAAGAAGCCGCAAAAGATTCATTAGGCAGAATATTAGTTGATTTAAAAAACAAACAACAAGCACTAAAAAAAGAAAGACAAGCAATAGAAGAATTACATCTATGCTTACCAATAGGAAGTTAATATGAGTAAAAAATGTTTTGATGATTTTTCAAAAACTGTTGGCAGAACAGTAGAAGCTGACGAACAAGAAACTTTATTACAAAAAGTTCGTAAAAATAAAGAAACTTTAAAAAATGAAGGTAAAGATTTTGAAACACAAGATGGCGATGTAACTTCTTTGCAAAAAATTGTTGAGAATGAATTCAACATAAAAACAAAAAATGAAGTTGATAAAACAATTAGAAGACTAAGCACTGAAACACAGCTGAAAACAAGATTTGAAGAACTAGATAAAATTACAGAAAAGATACAAGCTTCTGACAAAAAGCTTACAAAACAAAGAGCACTGCAACGTGCTTTTATCAGTATGATTTATAACACAAATGATACTGCTGACATTCCATTAGAAAATATTGAAAAAAGTTTATTTCAAAATTCATTGGGAGAATTTTTAGCAAAGACAAGAAAACAAATTGGTGAAGATCCAATTAACTTTATTCAAAATCAAAAAAACTTAGACGATATGTTAACTGAGTTTTTTATATTTTTTAGAAATCCAAACAATGTTGAATCTGCAACAAAGAACATAAAAGCATACAAAATGGCAAAAGAATTTTTTGATGCAAAATACAAGATGTTTGAAAGACGTAAACAAAATGGAGATAACAATATTTTATTAGAACAAAACATAAAAGTAAGATGGGCACAGAATAAAATTAAAAATGCCAACAAAGATGAATTTATCAATGAAGTTGCAGAAAGTTTAGATGAAGCTGTACACGGCGATTTACAAGCACGTACACAGATAGCAACAACAATTTACGACAACTACACACAAAAGAGTACACCAGACTGGAGAGAACAAGGCGATACTAGTTTGAAAGGTTTGTTTGATACAGATGATGCAAATCCAGTTGATGCAATGCCACAAGACAGAATACCAACACTTACATTTAAAGATGGAGCAACATTTAATGCAATAAGCAGAAAATTTAGTGATGTAGATAGTAGAGTTTTGTTAATGAACTATTTTAATGAAACATCACGTGAATTGAGTTTGATACAATTTTTTGGTGCAGACTACAGAAACGGAGTTTCACGTTTCATAAGTGAATTAGAAAAAAATCCAAAATATGAAAATGCTTTTAGAATGAAAGGCAAACTTGGTGAAGTTGATGCAGTAAAAAGATTTTTAGATAGAAAAATAAATCCAATTGTTGCTGAAACATCAAAACTTGCAAGTGGATTTACAACGTTAAGAAATTTTGAAGCCGCAGCAAAACTTGGAAGTGCAACTATTACAGCTTTGATGGATACACCAGTAATGATTATTGCTGGCAAAAAATTATTTGGTTTGCCAATGGCAGACTTACTTTCATCTGTTTTTAGATTTGGCAAAAGTGGAGCTCCGTCAGATATGAAAGATTATGCACGTTATATGTTAGAAGGCTGTGAAAGTTATTTGGGAGCTTTACAAGAAAGATTTAACGTAAGTGATAGTTTAACAAACTTCGGTAAAGCAGAAGGACTTAGTGTTAGAACTGCACACGCAGTTTTTAAATTCAGTGGTTTGAATTGGTGGACAGAAGGACGTAAAGCAATGGCGGCTGGCATTTACGGACAAGAACTTGGCAGACTAATAAAAAACAAAGTTCCATTTGAACAACTTAATCCTCAGTTTAGAAAACAATTAGAAAAGTTTGGAATAAGAGGAGAAAAAAAAGGTGGAGAGGCAGAATGGAGAATGCTTTTAAGAATGCAACCACTTGATGAAAAAGGCAGAATTGATCCTTATGCTATCACAGAAAACACTTTTGAATTTGCTTATGGTAAAGCAAGTTTAAGACAGAAAGTAACTTCCGCACTACACGATGCAACAGACACAATGGTAATGACACCATCACAGTTTGATATTGATAGTGCCGCATTGTTCAACGATCCACTTGGTGTTGGCGGACAAGTAATTAAATCAATGACACAGTTTAAAGCACATCCAATAAGTTTGTTTAGAAAAGTTTATATGAGAAGTTACAAACAAGAAGGACTTGCAAGCACTGTTTCTACAACAGCCGCACTTACAGCAACATTAACATTTATGGGTGGACTTGTTTTACAACTGAAACAGTATTTGGCTGGCAGAGAAACTTACAAACCAAATAATGAATTTTTTGTGCAAGCAATTAAACAAGGTGGAGCATTAGGTATTGTACAAGACTTGTTCATACTTGCTGGTGGAGAAAATGTTTTGCGTGCTGTAACTGGCGGAAGAACAAAATACACATCACAAAACAGAATTGCTAATGATGTATTGGGAGTACTTTTCAGTGACTTCTTAAAAGTTTCAAGTGTTGTTACAGAAGTGCCAATACAAGCATCTAAATATTTTTACGATGAAGATTACAATTTTAATAGATTGATGAGAAATAGCACAAAAACAATTTTAGACTTAGTGCCAGCACAATCACTTTGGTATACAAAAATGTTGTACAGAAAATATCTGCACGAATATATTGCACAATTGGTTGATCCAACTGGTTACAACAAACGACAAAGAAATTTGCGTAAAAATGCATTAAAGGAAAAAGGCAAATCAAAATATAATAATTTTATATACGAAAGCCTTCCTAATTTTTTACCCAATCAAAAATAAATATTATTAGAAACAAAGGAATTCCTATATGACAGTTAGTACATTTACTGATAGTGCAAATAGATTAACTTACAGTGCTGACAGTTCAACAGTTGCATTTACCTTCAATTTTGAAATCGCAGATGATGATTCAATTGAAGTATACGTAGATAATGTTTTAAAAACAAAAACAGTTGACTACACAATACAGTTCAACACTGGCACAAGTGGTACTGGTAGCATTGTTTTCAATTCTGCACCATCATCAAGTTCTACAATCATTTTAAAAAGAGACACACACGTTGTTAGAACAACTGACTTTCAAACAAGTGGTGCATTTACAGCTTCTGCAATCAACAGTGAATTAGACAGACTTACACAAGGCTTACAAGAAGCTGATGACAAAATACAAAATAGAGTTTTAAGAGTTGATCATTTTAGTGGAGCTCCAACAGATTTTACAATACCTTCAACACGTGCAAATACATTTTTAAAATTTGATTCAAGTGGAGACGTAACAGTAACAGACAGTTTTGAAGGTAGCACAATTACAACTTCGGGCAACGTATCAGTGGGCGGTGATCTTTCAATTAGTGGCAGTTTATCATTAGGTTCGTTATCAGTCAGTGGCAATATAAGTGGAACACTTACAACAGCCGCACAACCAAATATCACAAGTTTAGGCACACTTACGGCACTTACAGTAGACAACTTAACTTTAGACGGCAACACTGTTGCATCATCAACTGGCACAATTGCATTAGATGATAACGTAACAGTTAACGGCAACGTTTCGGCAACAAATTTGACTGGCACATTACAAACTGCGGCACAGCCAAATATCACAAGTTTAGGCACATTAACTACATTGGCAATTGATGGCATAAGCATAGATGGCAATAACATTACTGCTACAAGAACTAACGATGACATTGTTTTAACACCGAGTGGTACTGGACAAGTTCAAGTTAATGGAAACATTACTGCAACCAACGTGACTGGTACTTTACAGACTGCGGCTCAAACAAACATCACATCTGTTGGTACACTCTCGTCTTTAGCAGTAAGTGGTTCAACAGCTTTAGATGGCATTACAATAAATGACAACAATATTTCAGCAACACGAACAAATGACGATTTAGTTCTGTCACCGAGTGGCACTGGCACAGTCGTTGTAAACGGCAACATCAGTGCTACAAACGTGGCTGGAACTTTGACTACTGCGGCACAACCAAACATCACAAGTTTGGGTACGTTAACAAGTTTACAAACAGACAACATCAACATTAATGGCAACACGATTTCTACAACAAGTGGTAACTTAACATTAAGCAATCTTACTTCTGTTTCAATTGATGATATAAATTTTGCAGATAATGTAATCAGTGCAACAGCATCAAATGCAGATTTAGAATTAGAAGCAGCTGGCACTGGACAAATAAGTGTTACCAATCACAGAATAACAAACTTGGCAGATGCAGTTGATAACAAAGATGCTGTTTCAAAAGGATTTTTAAATACAACATTAACCAATGCTGGTATCTCACCTACTGGACAGACGACTTTCCAAAACAGAATTGATAACGGAAGTTCAGCAGTTGAAGTAGAAAGTGTTGATGGCGATGTCCACATAACACTTGCAAGTTCATTATTATACAAATTTGAAAGTGAAGAATTTGAATCTGCATTACCGATAAGACTTACTGGCGATGGCGGATTTTTTGCAAACAAAGACACTGTGGATACAAACACAACAATAAACACTGGCAGTGGTGTTAACAGTGTAATTTTTGGAAATTTAACTGTTGCGAGTGGAGCTATCTTTACAATAAGCAACAACACTAATTTAAGAGTAATTTAATTAAATACATTGGAGAATAAAAAATGAGTACATTAAAAGTAGACACATTAAATGGTTCAACTGGCAGTACAATTACTGTACCAAGTGGACAAACATTGGCTGTTGCTGGTACACTTACAACAACTGGCACATTCAATCCAACAGCAGATATTTCTGTAACTGGAAACATTTCTAACGATGGTGTACAAATTATTGACAACACAATCAGTGCTAGCAGAACAAATGATGATTTAGAAATATCAGCTAGTGGAACTGGCAAAGTAAAAATTGGAGTACTTAAATTTCCTACGTCAGACGGAAGTTCTGATCAAGTTTTAAAAACTGATGGAAGTGGAAATTTAAGTTTCGCAACCTTATCCTCAACATCCATATCGCAAAATAACACAAACGTGACTGCTTCGGATTCTGGCAGTAATGGAACTGTTACGATAACGTGTGATGGTAACACTGAAATGACTGTTACAGATGATGGCGTAAGAGTGCACGGCAATCTTACTGTCGATGGAACACAAACAATCATCAATACTTCTACACTAAGTGTTGAGGACAATATTATCGAAGTAAACAGAAACGTTTCTGCAAATGCTGGTATGCCTACTTTCAGTGGATTAAAAGTCAACAGAGGAGAAGGCTCATCTTCAACAGAACAAGACTTGTTTTGGGTTTGGGATGAAAGTTTTGCAGATGATGGAACTACAATACACGGAAATGCTGGCGGAGCTTTCACTGCATTCAAAAGTGCAAACGATGGTGCAAGTGCGGCTACACTAGTTGATATAAGAGCTAACATTGTTCACGCAGTTGCTACTGGTGCACAATATTCTGACGTTGCTGAAAGATATGCGGCTGACAACTATATGCAAAAAGGTACTGTGGTTGTTATTGGTGGAGAAGAAGAAATAACAGAAGCAGAAGGCGAAATGAATGCAAATGTTTTTGGTGTTGTTTCAACTCAACCAGCTTATATGATGAATGCATCAGCTGGTAACGATGACAGTCACCCATTTGTTGCAATGGTTGGTAGAGTGCCAGTTAGAGTAATTGGAACTGCTAACAAAGGTGACAGACTTGTATTGAGTAGCACAAAAGGTGTTGCACGTGTTTTAAAAGCAGATGAAACTGCTGAATGCAGACAAGTTATTGGTAGAGTTTTACAGAACAAAATTGATGCTGCTGAACACACGATTGAGTGTGTTGTACAGTGTAGAGTTTAATAGCTACCAAAAAAATAATAATTCAATCCAATAACAACAAATATTAAAACGAATATCCAAAAAACTGGTTTTAAACTTTTAATCTGCCACCATATAGATTTCGAATAGTGAGGTTTGTCGTTTAGGTTTTTGTCTTCACTCATTTGGCATACTATCGTAACGTTGTTGTTTCCAATCTGCAAGTGCTTCTAAAAACCATAATGCAAATTTTTCATCTGCTTTATCCATATCTGCAACAGCATCCATTGCTTCATATAGTTCGTGCACTGCTTGTGGCATCAAGTCATTAAAATTATTTGCAACATACCATTCATCGTTATCATCTGCTTTGTCTAACATTATATCTTGCCAATCAGAATATTGGTTGTCTGTTGTGTTTGGATAGTTAGGTAATTTTTTTACTTCTTCTTTTATCCAATTCCAAAGTTTGTTCTCGTTTGTTATTTGTAGACAAATTACACGATTAATTTAATTCAAACAAGCCATTGCCAAACGTTGCATCTTGTGTGCTGTCATCTATGCATACCATATTCACAATCTCCCTATCCAATGCGTTCTCGTCTTTGCAGATTGCAGTGCTGAAATCTTTAACTATGCGATTGAACATATCAATCTGTCTTGTAGTCAAATCGTTGTTTTTGCGTTTGTTGATTTTTTTCACAATGCCACTGAGTGCATCCAACATCGAAATTGGCTCATCGTGCTGATTGCTTTTGTGAGGATATTTGTCTTTTGTCAGTATCTCCAATCTTTCAACAAAAGCAGTTAGACTTTCTCTTTTGCCATTTATCACACCTCTTTCCAAAAGTGTCGTGTAAAAAGTAATGATATGACTTGTGAGTCTTTTGTACTCACTTTCAATCATATTGTAATAATCTGTTGTGTTCTGTTTTGTGAGTTTGGTGTAGTAGTAATCCATTTCATTTCCTTTCTGTTGTTTTGAGATGAACTGCGTTCATCTACTCGTTTGCTTTCGCAAACTCGTATTTCTTAAACTGTTTACTTTACAGTTCTTTTGACATACTTCGCCCATTACGGACAAAGCATAAAAGTCTTTACAGACTTCCGACATATTGCATTAGACAACTAAAAAATTAGAAAGGCGGTTATTCTGTACCTTTTATGTCTGCTTCGTAACGGAGATTAATTAAAGCTAACGCAACAACTTTTAATTAATCTGATGTTGTATCTTTTTCACAGTGCATCATCGTTTTGTTTTTTGTTTGTGCAACTTGGGATAATTTTTTTGTAACGACTTGCAACGTTTTCCCTTACTAAACAGTGTTGCTATATTGCCTAAGTGATTGTGCCTATAAAAGTATTTATGTGTGCCTATAAAATAATTTTACTAGATTTGTGAAATGAAATGCAAGGTGTAGAAAAAATTAATTTTACCAACCCATACTTTGTGGTGAGCCGTGTTGGACTCGAACCAACGACCCATTCCTTAAAAGGGAATTGCTCTACCAACTGAGCTAACGGCCCACAAAGTACGATTGTTAATACTATATTTTTCCAAAAATGCAAACACAAGGAATCGCACACTTGCAAAAATAAACGTTGGTATTTGTGGATTAATTTTTTTTGTTTCCACAATTTTTTCACTTTGTTCTTGTATGTGTGTAAAAAAGTTTACAAACTTGCACTGTAGATTTGTGCGTGCATTTTTTGCACACAGAACAGCACAGAAAAACCTTTACACAAACACCGCACACTAAAATAAAATCGGCTACTAGTGTTGTTAAATCAGCAAAAAACGTGGTGTGCAGTTTATTAAAAGTAACTTGCACACCTTTATTCTACACGTTTTTAGGTGGGTTGGTAAAATTAATTCCATAAAAACTTGCTTTTTAAAACCGCAATAAGCTATAATTTTATTAAGTCTATCGTAGGATTTTTACACAATCTGTGCACACTAAAAATTATGTGCAAAATTTTACCAATTATTTTTACACACCGTGTAGTTATTTTTTGTGAAGTTTGCACACTTTTTTACACACTAACGAAAGGAGCACGTGTATGAAACCTAAACTGAAACTTGTAGAAAATATTGCAAGTTCAACAGCACCACAAAAGATTGTGATACAAAAAGGTGTTGTAATTAAAAAGAGAGAAAGAAGTGATGCGTGGCAGATTTACATCACTGTAAAAGGCAAAAAGCCGATAAGAAAAAGTGCCAATACCGACAATGTTGAAAAGGCAAAGCAGATGGCACTTACTTTGTTTGCAGAAAAAAACTACAAAGTTGAGAACAATTTGCCTATCCAAAAGCATCTGTTTGCAGATGTTGCTAACAAGTACATTGCTTATTTGGACAGATTGGTAAGCAATGGTGCTAAAAAAGAGGCAACTGCTACGTTTGCTAAAACAACAATCAGTAACTACTTTGTACCCTACTTTGGTAAAACTTCTGTTGAAGCAATAAACAGAGTTGCTATTGCAGATTTCCAAAAGTGGAGAATTGAGAACAGTGTAAAATTTGAAGATGGTGTAAGATGCAAGCCGAGCACTGCAACTCTTAACAAGGAAGAAACTGAACTTAACAAGATGTTGGAGTTTGCACTTGATAAAGGATACATCAGTCAAAAGCCTTCTATCAAAAAAACTAAAGTTAAGTCTAATAGACATCCTCACTTTACTAAGCCAGAGTTTAGAAAGTTGCTTAGAAAGTTGCGTATGTTTATTGAAGCTAGTCCGAATGGAAGTATTAGACAGCAACGTGTTTTGATGTACAGTGCGATTGTGATACTTGCTGGTACTGGCTTACGTCCACACGAACTTATGCCAGACGCAGAAAAAGCTAGCAAAGGTTTGAAATGGAAAGATGTGCGTATTGTAGACAACGATGAAAAGGTTGGTAAAAAATACGTGAAAATCCATATCCACAAACTTAACAGTAAGACTGGTAAGGCACGTGATGTTTATGCTGGTGGAAGTGTGCATTGGCATTTTAGAAGACTGCGAGAAAAACTAGACACTAGATGGGTTGAAATACAAAAAGTTTTCAACAGTGATTTTAGACGTAGTTTCAAAAGTTTTCTAACTTGGGCAAATATGAGAACGAATGCAGAAGGTGAAAATTACTGTATGTATTCTTTCAGACACAGTTATGCTACTTGGAAAATTGAAGAAGGCAAAAGCATACAACAACTTGCAGAAGTGATGGGTAATTCTCCAAACATTATTCACAAACATTACTCTCACGCAATGACTGCAAATTTTAAAGAAAACTTTATCTAAACACACACTGGTAGGTATTTTAATTTTACCTATCAGTGTGACGGCACTTTCACATAAATATTTTTGCTGGTGTTGCACGTTACTTCCATATCGGCATATCGACATCCGTAACGTTCTTACTTGCAAGTTAGACAAACTTAGCTCTCATACACGTGCTTATAAGTTGGTTGAGTTTGTAGCAATACCAGCACAATAAAAAGGAATAGAATGAAAAATAGAATAGAACAAAAATTTTTAGAAGTGCTAAAACAATTTGCAGATGGTTATTGGACTAATGAAATTGAACAAGCACACGAATTATTTGATACACCTTACCCACCAAAAGATGACAAAGACTACATAAAGAAAACTACTTTTTTAGACAACGCAAAAAGAAGTAAATTGCAAATGTTAAAATATTTGGCACAAGCAAAGAGTGGAGCTTTACATCCAACTGGTGAAAATTCACAAGAAGAAAAAAGAGAAGCAAACAAGTTAATAACACTGGCTGAAAAGAGAATTACACAAAATTAATGAACAAGTGTTATGGCATATCTTCCGTTTAGAATTTTTTTAGATACACAGAATATTATTTCGCAACAATCAACCCCACCCTTTCACGTAGAAATATGCGATTGGTTAGAAAGCACAAACAATGACAGCAGAAGATTGTTGCAAGTTTTTAGGCACGGCGGCAAAAGTTATATTATTGGTGCATACGTTTGTTGGAACTTGTTGCAAAACCCAAATTGGACTTGCTTACTAATATCAGCAAAACGTAACTTAGCACTGCGAAACAGCTTGTTTATACGTTCAATGATAGAACATCATCCATTGTTGCAACACTTAAAATCAGACTTGTATCAATGGAAGTCAGAAACGTTTACTGTTGATAGAGATGTTATGCAACTTAATCCATCTGTAACTGTAACAAGTTTGGGTGCAAGTTTTACTGGCTATCACTCCGATATGATCATTGCAGATGATATTGAAACTTCTGACAACTGCATATCAGAAGCACAAAGAATAAAGATAAAAGAACGTGTAAGTGAATTTGGAAAACTTTCAAATAGAATATTGTGTGTTGGTACACCACACACAGAAGATACAATTTACAACCATTTAGAAGATGTTGGATATGAAGCAAAAAAAATACCAGTTATTAGAACACGAGAAAAAAAGTTAGAAGACAGCACTGTTGAAGAAGAAGAATATCTTGCTTGGCAAAATCACCCACAAGGTATGTTCACGCACAAATGGTTAGAACAACAAAGAATGGAAACAACTGATGGTGACTTTAATTCACAGTATATGCTTATACCACAAACAACTTATCAGCCATTGGTGCAGTTAGAAAAAATCAATTACTACAAAGAAGACTTTTTATGGAACTATGTTTCACAACCTTTTGGCAACTACATTGCAGACTGCAGATTAGGTAAGAAAAAAATACAACGTATATGTGCGGCTTGGGATGCTGCGACTGGACTTAAAGGTAGAGATAATAGTGTTTTAAGTATTTGTGCAAAAGATGAAGATAACAATGTTTATGTGCACGATGTTGCTGTTTTGTCAGCTGTTGATGATGACAGAAGTTTTGATAATCAATGCAAAGAAGTAATTGCTTTGTGTGCAAAACATAAGATAGGACACGTGTTTGTAGAAGAAAACTTTAGTTCAACACTTGCAAATGAATTGAGACGTGTTGCACGTGAATTAAAATTAGCAATAAATGTTATTCCAAAATTTAGAAGTCAAAACAAATTACATTTTATTGCACAAACATTGGAGCCAATTATTAAAGTTGGTAAGATGTATGTGCACGAAAGAGTAAAAGATAACACTCCATTTTTAGATGAACTGCAAGCATTTCCACGTGCAAACAAAATGGACGACTGCATTGATGCAACAAGTGAAGCAATTAGTCACTTACCAGAACTGCAAGTTGATATTTCTAAACTTGCAAAAATTCACAATCCTCTCCAACAAAACTTTAAGAACTTTTCAATATCGGAAGGAATGAACTAATCTTAAGCCGTCTTGTGATAAATATTTTTAGTTTTTTGTACAAGAATATTTATTAAATTTTTTTTGTATATGCGTACGCACGTGCGAAAGAGATTTAGAAAGAAGGAGAATTTTTTATGTGTGCACCAAGTCGTCCAAGTCCACCACCAGCACCTCAACCAGCACCACAGCCAGCACCTACACCCACACCAACGGATAGAAGTGCGAGACGTGTTGGAAGAACTTTAAGACAAGCATCACCATCACAGAGAGGCAGAGGTGTTTTGATTAGAAGTAGAAATCCACTTGGTATCGCAAGTGACAGATCACAAAATTTAGGAACTAGAAGAAGTTTATTAACTGCTATTCCAAATCCATTAACAGTTCAAATTGGAGGATACTAGTATGTGTCTACCACAACCAAAAATGCCAGACTTCAGTGCACAAATGAAAGCACAACAAGAAGAACTTGCAAAACAAAGACAAGCTGATGCAGAAGCAGAAAGAGACGCAAGTATGAGACGTGCAAGTGCTGATGCAAAAAGAATGCAGAGAAGAAGACGAGGCAGAGCAACACTTATTTCTCGTAGTGGCGGCAGTGGCAGTTTAGGTATTTTAGATTACACTCCAACAACAGCTGGCTTACGTCCATTGGGTGAAGGCACACTTACATAATAACACAAATTATGAAAACAGATATAATCCAACAAACTTATAAGTTGGCGAAAGCCGCACGTGAAAAACACGAAGAAGAAATATCAGAAGCATACAAATTTACACGTCCAAACAGAGATATTTGGAGAAACAGAGAAGCACAAACAGATAGAACAAAAATATTTGATAGCACTGCACCAGACAGTGTGCAGAACTTAGTTTCAACAATATTAAATTTGCTTATCCCACAAAATCAACAATGGGCAAATCTAAGTGTTAGAGAAGATGTAAAAGAAGAAGTTGCAAGTGACATCAAAAGACAGTTAGACAGAGCAAACAGAACAGTTTTTAAAACAATCAGAGACAGCAATTTTTACATCGCAGCATCAGA